GAAAAAATATAAAAATGGTGAAAGAAAACAATTATTTTTCTTTGGTTTTTTCTGGTGTTGGGTTCAACCTATTCGAATTGCCAAGAAAATTAGGAAGACAACAACTTTGTAAAAATCATCCTAAAAATAAACGACTTTATATCAAAGAAATACGAAAAATAGATAGTGTTCCTGTAAAATGTCTTGAAGTAGATAATGAAAATCACATGTTTTTGTGTGGTAAAACATTAATACCAACGCACAATTCAACAACCACCTGTGCATATATTCTTTGGTATGTTTTGTTCAACTCCCACAAAACTGTTGGTCTATTGGCTAACAAAGGTGAAACAGCGCGAGAAATTTTAGGCAAGATTCGTTTTGCTTATGAACACCTTCCAAAATGGTTGCAGCAAGGCATTGTTGAATGGAACAAAGGTTCAATCGAATTGGAAAATGATTCTCGTGTTGTCGCAGCAGCTACATCATCAGATGGTATCCGTGGTTATGTTATCAACCTATTATTCATTGACGAAGCCGCGTTCATTGAAAATTGGGAGGAATTTTTCACCTCAGTTATGCCTACAATTACATCTGGTAAAACAACAAAGATCGTTTTGGTTTCTACGCCAAACGGAATGAACCATTTTTATCATTTCTGGCAAAATGCTACAGAAGGAAACAATGGTTATAATCCAATTCAAGTCAACTGGCGTGATGTTCCCGGGCGTGACGATGAATGGAAGAAAGAAACTCTCGCGGCATTAAACTTTGATGAACAAAAATTTGCTCAGGAAAATGATTGCGAGTTCTTTGGTTCTTCTGGAACATTAATTAGTGGTTGGAAATTGAAATTATTGAAATCAAAAGCACCATTGCAAAATGATGATAATAATTTACGTCAATACACTAAAGCTAAAGAAGGGCATGTTTATACAATGATAGTTGATGTTGGTAGAGGAAAAGGCTTAGACTATAGTGCCTTTAATGTAATTGATGTTACTAATTTACCTTATGAACAAGTTTGCACTTATAGAAGTAATATAACTAATGTTGTTGATTACTCTGATATTGTTTTTCAAATGGCTAAATATTATAATGATAGCTATGTATTGGTCGAAATAAATGATATTGGTGGTCAAGTAGTTGACATATTATACGAAGATCATGAATACGAAAATATAATCTATACACAATCAAAAGGCAGAAAAGGTAAAATTGTAACAACGTTTGCAGGCCCCACTGTAGATAGAGGATTGAGAACAACTGATACTGTTAAAACTGTAGGTTGTTCTTTGATAAAAATGATTATTGAACAGGATAAACTTATTATCAATGATGCTGAAACAATCACTGAATTGTCCACCTTCTCCAAAAAAGGAAAAGGATATGAAGCTGAAAGAGGGCACAACGATGATTTGGTTATGGGGCTTGTTTTGTTTGGATGGTTCTCAGGGCAAGAATTCTTTAAAGATATAACAGACACAAATTTGATGAATGCTTTAAGGGAAAAGTCTACTGAACAACTAATGGAAGATTTGTTGCCATTTGGAGTAGTAGATGATAAAGGCAATGAAATTATTGATCCCCATGAAGAAAGTGATCCTTTCTCCGATATGAGTTATTTTGACAAGTTATTGGTAGCTACTAGTTGGTAATTCCAATTTTAATTATTCAATGCGTTGTTTTTATAAATATTCAGTATGTTATAAGAAAATAAATGTGTTCACATTGAATAATCGTTTGATAATTTAAAAGGAGAAAAACATGGCATTCCAGGTAAGCCCATCCGTCAAGATCAACGAAATTGATCTTACTGCAATTGTTCCAGCAGTTTCATCTACCGAAGGTGCTTTTGCTGGTGTATTTTTGTGGGGACCAATTGACGATAGGCAGCTATTAACCTCAGAAACAGACCTTCGCACACAGTTTGGTAAGCCAGGCGACGATAATTATGAATCATGGTTAACAGCAGCAAACTTCCTATCCTACAGCAATTCACTTTGGGTTGCCCGCGCGGCATCTTCCAATTCATATAATGCTGTTGCAAATAGCACAGGCATCGTCACAAATACACAAATTAAGAATGAAACAGCATATTCCACAAACGTAGATACTCTAGATGCAAATGCAGAGTATTTCGCTCGCTATGCTGGTGCTCTAGGCAACTCACTAAAAATCAGTGTTTGTGATTCTGCAAATGCTTTCTCTCGTTCCGTTTCCAATACAGGTTTGACCAGCAGTCTACAAATTGACTTTACTGTTGGATCATCCACTGCTGTATTCCAGACAACAGATGGATCAAGTAACACCACATTGTCCAACACAGACCTAGATTCTGTCTTGGCTGATCTTTCTGTTGGTGATTTCATCACTGCTGGAAACTCTACAATTGGAACACAATATCTGAAGATTTCTTCCATAGGAACTGTATCTGGTTCCAATGGTGTTTCAACTGCTAATGTCTCATTGGCTTCCAAGTATTATCTATCTCAGGATGTAACTCAGACAGATACAACTCGTTTCTGGGAATACTACAACTCTGTTGATGCTGCTCCAGGAACATCCGATTATGTATCCGTAAGAGGTGGTTCCGATGATGAAATGCACATAGTTGTTGTTGATGAAGATGGAAACATCACAGGAGTTGCAGGATCAATTCTAGAAAAATTCGAATCTATATCTCGTGCGACAGACGCAAAGGGAGAAACAGGGCTTTCAATCTATTATAAGGATGTTCTGGAAAATAGTTCTCGTTATGTCTATTGGGCAAATGATAGGTCCGGTGCACCTTCTGCTCTTTCAACTGCAATCACGGCCGCAACAACAGACACAGCATTAACACTGTCTTTCGTTGCTGGAGATGATGGTATTACAGAGAGTAATATTCCTCTTGCTGATATGATTCGTGCTTATGACGAATTCAAAGCTGCTGAGGAAGTTGATGTTTCCTTGATCATCGCTGGTAAATCTTCCAGCACCTATGGTAGCAGAGGAACAGGATTGGCGCAATACATCATTGAACAAATTTGTGAAACAAGAAAAGATTGCATTGCATTCGTTGCTCCACAACAATCTGATGTTGTTAATAATGAATTCAATGAATCAGAAGATACAATTCTTACAAGAAATCAAATGAACCCTTCATCTTATGCTGTATTTGCTTCAAACTATAAGTATATGTATGACAAATACAATGATGTTAATAGGTGGGTCAACCTATCTGGTGATGTTGCAGGATTGGTAGCCAGAACAGATAATTTGAGAGATCCTTGGTGGAGCCCAGGTGGTTACAACAGAGGTCGTATCAAGGGTGTTATCAAGTTAGCTTATAATCAACCAAAGGCAGAAAGAGACTTGCTATACAAAGCAGGTTGCAACCCAATTTTGTCAGAAGTTGGTGAAGGCACCTTGATGCTAGGTGACAAAACAATGCTTACTAAGCCAAGCGCATTTGATAGAATCAATGTTCGCAGATTGTTCATTGTCCTTGAAAAGGCAATTGCATCCGCAGCTAAATTCATTCTATTCGAATTCAATGATGAATTCACACAAGCCCAATTCCGTAATTTGGTTGAACCATATCTAAGGGATGTTCAGGGCCGCCGTGGTATTGAACGTTTCCATGTGAAGTGTGATAATGAGAATAATACAGATGCTATCAAATCTAGGAACGAATTTGTCGCTGACATTTTCATCATTCCAAGATACAGCATTAATAACATCACATTGAACTTTGTTGCTGTTAACGGAACAGTCCAGTTCGATGAAGTTGTTCAAACATTTTAATGTCTAGCACATAAGGAGTAAAAAAACATGGCTTTTTCTATAAATGATATTAGAGCGCAACTGGCCTTCGGTGGTGCTAGACCATCACTTTTCCAGGTTACAATTACTAACCCACGAAATGCGGTGGCTGATCTAAAAACACCATTCATGGTCCAGTCAGCACAAATTCCTCCATCTACATTAGGAACTATAGAAATACCATATTTCGGAAGAAAAATCAAATATGCTGGTGACAGAACATTCCCAGAATGGACTGTCACTGTCATGAATGATGAAGATTTCTTGGTG